TGAGCCAATGGTAATACCTTGCGAATCATAATAAAACTAGCATCCCTAAATAACATATCTCTACTCTTGGGATCTACATAAATATCAAATGGTTCTGGCTGTTCAAGCCTAACTTCTCCCATGCCTCTATCAGCATCCGGATCAACAACAACATGCATCCAGCCCACACTTTTTGTTATACTATCATTAACAGCATTAGCATACAAAGTACTTCCTTTAGATAAACTCCAAATATATTCTGCCATATCAGAAAATACTGCTGCCACTTTAGAATCAGATCCCTCGACTGCTACGGCTTGCCATCTAGGGTTATTGGCAGTAGCATAAAAGTTTAACATTTCCACTACAGGAGCTATTCTATTGATTGTAAAGGTAGGCATACCTTGATCTTCAAGATCCTGTGTCTCTTTAGCAGTAAGCTGATTATCATTAGAAAAATCGAATGCTTTCTGGTTAATATACTCCCATTGCACTCTTTTCGACTGGTTAGAGCGATTAAATATCTGCCGAACTCTATCGGCCTGCTTATCTTTACGTTGAGCCATTAATATCCTTCTTTATTTGGTATATTTGTATTAGCTCTAGGAACTCCAGCTCCACCAACAGGACGAGCCTGTCCAGATACATTTGTAGCTGGCCTACAAGTCATCTTACCTGTAGTTGGATCCTTAGCTGGTTGCGTTCCAGCAGGACAAACTCCTGCAGCATTTTGCGTTGGTCTTGGTGCACCACCAGATGGCGGACCAGATGGTTGCGAAGCTGTACCCTGATTTAAACTCAATCCACCCTGAAAGGACCCTATGGGTCTATTATTACCTCTTACAGAGGCTGCTCTATTTTGATCCATATTCCTGGGATTTCTTTGCCCTAAAGGGCTTGTATTCCTACCTGCTGTTCGTCTTGGTCGTCTTGGCATTGTTATCTCCTTTTATAATTCATGTACTGCATGCCTTAAAGCTTTATAGCCATGCAAAGTATCTAGCTGAGCCCTCCAAGAATCAGCCCTTTTATGTCCTTCTCCCCAAAGTTTAGCATACATAGTATTTCTAAAATATGCTGATCCTAAATTATATGCAGTTAATATATCGTCGAGTTTTATGTCTTCAGCCTCTATTTTGTCTGCAATAAATAGAAAATCTTGTTGCCATTCTGGAAGTTTTGAAAAATCTATATCTTCACCTTCCTTCTTTCTATCATTCAACTTTTCAAGCCACTTAAGATCATCATCCATATTCCACTTTTTTGCAACGGTATAAGCTCTTTGTACTGCTGTTGCTGCTCCCCATTCTCCTTCTCTTGTTCCTGCCATTTCAAACTGATAAGCTCCAGCGCCTACACCAACATCCTCATATTCAGGTTCTTCACCTTCCTCTGAAACATCTACTGTTTGACGTTTACTATAATCTCCATTACTCTCATGCATTTTTACTGCTTCCATAAAGTCAAGCATTGCAGGTGCTAATTCATATTTTAAGTTTCTCTTTTTGTCAGCAGTATGGATAAGATTCATAACTCTATCATAGTCAGTAACTGGATAATATTCTTGGGGTCTATCTGCCATTACCTCTTAATACATTTTCCATTTTTATCCTTCTTATACCCAGAAGGACACTTTGCATTGTATTTCTTACGCATATCTCCAGTCTTAAGAGAACTGGTATCTTTTACGCTTAAATCTTTTGTTCCAAATATATCAGCCATTATGCTGTTACCCAATTCTTTGCTTTTGGCTTATGTTTATAAAAACCACCTTCTTTATTTTCTATAATACCTTTAGGCGGATGAGCATACTTACAAGCATACGCAAGAGCATCAATAGTATCATCATGCCCCATCCTAGGTCCAAATGTTATTATTTCGCGTTGAAGATCGTACATATCCTTCTTAATGTGAACCGAACCGATTGAAAACCTTTGCGCAAGTATTTCCTGTATCCTGTCTCGTTTCGACATTCTATTACCTGGCTTTTCAGCACAGTATTTAACCGAAAAGTCATTTTTGCGACGCATTTCTGCCATAAGCGCTTGAAAAACTGGCTTAGACATTGAAGTATCTTCGACTGTGAAAAGGCTAGGATGGAAGATGTTGTTAAGCTTGAACATGTGATCCACAATTCCCTTTTTAGGGTCCCCTGGGATCCCAAGAACAGGGAGGCTACGCTTACGCACATAATCCAAAACATATATATTATTATTTGAATCAATACCAACAGTAAGTAGGACACTGAAGTCGCTATCCCTACGAACAGAATCTGTAGCGGGGTCAACACCCGAGAAGACATTAAGCGGCCTAACATCCCCATCATTTGTATGAATATACGATATACCCGTTTCATCGTCATGTATAAAGTTCCCTTCCCAATATTTAATGTGATCCCTAGTGAAAATAGCATCATCTGCACTTTGAACTTCCATCATATACTCCTGATAGAACTTCTGAGGATTGTTGGAATCACTATAAAACTTCTTTTTTCTCTCCATTTCCTCATGACCAAACCAATCCGGCCACAAAGGAGTACCATCATCCTGTATTGCTTTATGTGTTATAACTTTCCAGCTAAAATTTTCTCCTTTAGAGAGTGCCCTATCGTAGTTAATAAGGATGTTGTTAATAAAACTATCAAAATGAACGGGAGTCCCATTAATACGAAGGCGACCAGTAGTAGGTTCGAGAGCAGGAAAAACAACAGCCGTAACAAGGTTATTGATTTTAGCCCTAGACTCTGGTGTAACGGTATTATTTTCGTCCTCAAAATCGTCCAAGACAATAAGGTCATATCTCTTATGGAGTTTAGCGCCTCCCCTAATACCTGAAAGATTAGACTTGCTGATAAGCTTAGTGCCATTTTTAAGTTCGATATCATCTTCTGTCCATTTTTTACCCTTCAGGTTGCCGAAATAATACAAAAACTTTTCGTTATACTCCAAATGATATTTTACATAATCTAAGTTTGGAACGGATATTTTACTTGAAGCAGCTACCCATCCGTAAAATAATGGATCAATAGCAAATACAAAATCATGCAATATACCAGCTTTCGTGAGTACTGTCTTCCCATGTCCCCTTGGTAAAATTACTGCTAACTGCCTAACGGACAAATCATTTATCGCATCTGCAACTGTATAATGGAAGAAGGGTGTTTCACTACGCATGAAATCATCTGGCAAAAATAACTTACCAAAGGATATAATATCATTTTTAGCCATTAAAAGCTGTTCTTCAGCGGTAGAAACGTCTTGTGTGTTAATATTAGCCACCAAAAGGATCCATAATCTCATCCACTGCTTCAGGTGCCATATTAGGTGGCATTTGTTGCTGAGGTCCCATTTGCTGAGGAGGAGGCATTCCCCCCTCTGCTGGACCTCCTTCAGGAGCAATTGACGCAACTATCTCCATTAAATCCTCAATTCTACCTGTATGTAGATGAGCTAATTTCTGTATCATACCAGCATCCTCTAATAATGCTCCTTCTAATGGATCCATACCTGCGAGTTTATGTACACCATGATTTTCAGCTCTAATATCATCATACTTCAAAGCTCTCTCACGATATAGTTCTGGATTCAGTGTTTTAAGCCAATGTGTAAAGTCTAAATTTCTTTTATACGGATCACGATTATATGCCATTTGGAACTCGCTTAGTAATAGATCTTCATATCTTTTCTGCTCATCTGGAGTCATATTCTGCTCATACTCAGAATGTGAAATCGCTCCGCCACTAAAATACATATCACTCCCAGCACTTTTATTCATAGCATCAAATGCATCATAATTAGCCATCTTTACCATCCTCTACAAGTTTTGGCCTTTCGGCCTGTTCTAATTGTTCAGGACTAAAGCCCTGGAATAATGCTCCACTGACCTGCGTAATCCTAGTTTGATTCTTATCTTCTAGATCCAGTATATCCGCTAACTTAAATAATGCCCTTAAGCGAACATCTTCCTTCTCTGAGTTTTTAGATGCATATTGGATATCAGTAAGTACAGATTTAGGATCTATACCTAACTCTTCACACACTGGTTTTAGTTCTTCTTTCATAGCTGTATATATTCTTTCCGTTCTCATTAGTTGTGTAGACTTAACATGAGCATAGTTCCTATTTTTAGTAGGATATGCCTTTAAGTATGATTCCTGGGGACTCAGGCCAGATGCTAAGAACTGCACAAAAACAAGCTCGCAGCGGGTAAGTATGGTCCGGTCCAAGAGAATATCCTCAGAGCTCTTACTTCCCCCGAAAGTATAGATATTCGCTCTGCGACTTGTGTCCATTTTAACGTTTTTGCCGACTGGGTATGTCCCAGTGCACGTGCCCACGTATTCTCTGACCTTATTCCGCCCATATTTGCGAGTCATTGTTCCTTTTCTCAGCACCTGGATTATGCAGTCATCGTCCGTTTTGACCCAGTCGCTAGTGCGACTATCGCGCCAATTGTCGATAACTATGAGTCCATTTGGTACTTGATCATCTGGATCATAAACTTTATGTTCAATTCCATTTACATTATAGTATCTCAACTATTTCCCCTTAGCAGCTTTAGGTTTCTTTGCGGCCGCCTTCTTCTCTTTATCTTTCTTTTTCATAGCAGCTCGTACCTTTAATTTACACTCCATAGCCTCACCACCTGCCTTCTCACATTGCCTTACCTCTTCTAGGTACTGCTCTATCTCTAGCCTTCTTTTTTTAAAGTCTTTCTTCTGTTTGGACATCTACTTCTTTTTTGCCATTTTCCTGAAGGTTTTTGCGAGATTGTATCTCTTTGATCCTGGCCGACAACTTGGCCCTCCAAACTTTTTCCCCGTACAGACGCCCTCTGTGCCACGCTTCTTTATAGAGGCGTTTGCTTTCTGGATCCATTTTTTGTCCCTTGCCATTATTTGCCTTCTTTATATTTCGCCTTTGGATAGCGATAAAATAACGAGCCAGTTTCCTCTCCATGTATATCAGCGTCTTGAATGTGATGCTTCTCACCCACCGGATGAGGCTTACCCGAATACGGTCACGTATGGATAGCTTTATCTTTCCCTTTCAAGGCTTTTTCTTCTTTTTGTTGAATGGAATCCATCTATTTAAAGTCTCCTGACGTTTTTTACAACCAGCACAAGACTCAATGCCAGTAGCACTATGAATAACTCTCGCAAGAGTATCACCAAGACCTCTAGCAAGATTATCCTCTTTATCACAGTTCTTACAACCCATACTTTCTCCCTATCTTTAGTCTAAAGTTTGCCAAAACGCGAAGCGTTTTATTAAGCTTCTCCAACAATACGACTGCTCGCAATAAGCTCTAATCCATCTTCATCGAAATAGCCCTCTAAGTCTACTATACCACGCTCGGTAAGTATCTCTGAGCCATCTTGCTCTATCTCCTCGCTAAGATATTCGATCTCTTCTTTCTTATCGTTATAAACAATAGTCAAAGTGTATATTTTCATATTATCTCCTTATCTTAAGCAAAGTAACTAGTAGTAGTTTACTAGGTTTATTTCCTAAAGTCAAGCTTTTTTTTAAACTGCAAGTATATGTTTCTTAAGTACTTAAAAAATACCGACCAGCGAGTCTGAATCCCAGTATCGGATCCTAAATGCTTATTTTGCATAAAATCGTTCAGTTTTCCTGACATTTTACGCATCTCTATATAGTCAGTCAGTACTTGCGATAGGTCGTACACTGCCTTCTGATTGTTCTCGATCCTCAGGTTTGTCTGGTCGAGGTACTCTATCATCTGTTTGTATGTAGCTTTCTTTTGCTTCATAGTTCTCCCAATAATAATGCTTGTGATTTACATCACAATATACAGGACATCTATATCCTTTGTCAAGCCTTTTCCCAACCTTATCTATTATGACAGCTATTATGAAGAGTGTTATTTCCCCAATATCTTCGTCTGAAATATAGGCTGCCTGGTAAACACCCAAGCTGCTATATTCAGTGATCCTATCAGAAGTAGGAACCAATTGCCATAGTTGACATAGTAATACAAGTTGTAAAAGCCAATAACGAGGTTGAACCAGCGTATACATTTAAACCACTCATCTCTTTTCATCTTTATCCTTCTTTTCAAGTATAGGTAGATATGAGCGTAAAATAGCATTTAATAGGGTAACATCTCTATTTAACTCTGTTATTCGTTCAAGCGCTGCCTCATACATATCCCTCCATTTCACTTCTTCCACTCCGTGCCACTTCTTCCTCTTAAGTACTCTTCTAAGCTGTCAAACTCTTTCTCTAACTCCTGAAAGAAGGGATCTATTCCTGGAGAGCTCCAATAGCCTCCATTGGGGAACATCACAACCACTTCTTCCTCCATATCAACTGTATTTACTACTATCAGAATATAGTCATTATGGCAATAAGAGTAACCTTTACTCATATCTAGAGTTACGATCTCACCTATAGTAGTATCGTCTGTGGACACTTTACGCCATACATTTATTTCTGGATTTTGAGAGTCGCCTGGAAAGACAAGGCAGGATAAGAAAAAGACTCCAGACAAAACTAGCCCACTTAGTAGTACTAGCACAAACTGCATGAATCTCTTACACATAATATCTCCTTTATGGGGTAAATATACAAAATAATAACTCCCGTGTCAAGTGATATATGTCACAAAATAGAAAAGCTTTAAAAAATGTAGCATTTCATCGTGTGGCCTTTCAGACTCGATGCACCCCGATGGGGTGTTGGAACGTTATCACGATTACGTTATTTTTGATTTCAAAGTTAGGGTTATTTTTGAAGTGTAAACTAATCTTTAAACTATAAAGGAGTAAGTAATGGCAAACTTTCGTGACATAAACAGTGCCTCTCGTAATCTTAACAGAGTCATGGACATCAACCTCGAGCCTGAGAACAGATCAGCATTAGAAGCTGTAATGGTAGCGATGGCTGCTGGTGGTAGGGTACAAGAGATGGCTGTGATTGCACAGACTATTGAGAAGACTAGCGTACAGACTGACATAGTTGGTGCGATAGCTGACCTTAAAACTGTTATTCATGGTCTTAAAGAGTCTGAACATGGGACTCAACCAACAGGTGGATTTACCAATGGTGATATGGATCAACTAAAGCGTGAAAATGCTGAGTTGCACCAAGCAATCAAGGAACTTAGGGAAATAGATCCACGTGGTACAGTAAAGTAATATTAACTTGGTAACGTATTAGGGGTATTCATTTACCCCTTTTATGTATTATACATGTGTAGGTTATTTAGAATGAACGTGCACATAAACTTATAGGATTATGATGGGATGACTGATCCTAAAGAATTACAGCCATTATTATGGTTGATAGTTACTGTCAAAGAGTGATAGTATTGCGACATTGGTCAACTATTAGACACACTGGATATTAACTAATATATAGTAAGGAGGTGTTGAGCCCCATCACTCACCCTCCACTAAATTATACTTGCTAGCTAAGTTACTCTAGGTATGTAGTGCCGGAGAACTCTGATCAGGGGAGCTAGCATTAATTGAGAGTGGTTTGAATTGGGGTTGTAATAATCTATGAATAAGCGTATAGCCTAGGTAATGATCTAGCTCTATTACATCAACGATGTTGAAGACTACTCTCACTAAATTCACACTAAATGGAGGTATCTGATGATACTTGAGAGATTATATGAATGGCTATTCTCGGAAGAGGAGAGACAACCAATCGGCTTCATTCCTCTGTTCTTGATGATAATAATAGTATCTTCCAGTATTTGTCTTGTTATGGTCACTATTGATAGACATGTACAAGGAATTATAAGATATCTATTCCAATGAAAGAGCCAATGGTTAAAGATACCATAAAATGGGCTTTGGGCTGTAGTATTGCTATTTATGTCTTACTATGGCTCATAGAGCTCAGTCACGCATTCATATGGAGATACTAAATGATTGAAGTAACAGGATCAAAGTTGTGGCTGATAAACTTTTATCGTGAACAATTAGGTAAGTTTGCTAAGTTGGGGCTTGGTGGAGTTACTGAACATGAAGTAAAAGTTACAGTAGTACTAATAGAGGCAACCAAGAGACGCCTTAGAGAATTAACAGTGGTGTATGATTCTAGTATGACACCACAAGCATTGAAACTAAGAAAGCTTAAGAAGAGAAGAGGTCGACTAAATGTTAAAACTAACGGTAATGGAGCAGTTACAACATCGCTCCGCAAAGGTAATAGCAATACTGGACATGAAAGAGATGGGTCGTAATGTATTTCATTTGGAAAGAGCTAGTA